TTAATTCATTTCCCGGTCAGAACAGCCGAGCAGCAGCAGTAGTCTTCCTTGAAAGCGAAGATGAACAGCGTATTGCTATCGGTGGCGTTGGGGCTATGCCAGTCGGTGAAGGATATGGCTGGAAAAGAGTTGATTACTCAGTAGCATTACAAATCTTCCATCACTCACTTCAGCGTAATGCAGAAGATGCTATGGACGACTTTGATAATTTGATAGATGCTGTGAAGACAAGGCTTCGACAAGGACAGCACACTCTAGGGGAAACTAACCCCAATTTGATTTGGCAAGCAGCCGAACCGAGCATCTCTGTTCAGTATGGCGAACCGCTTACCAACGAGGGTGGCGCAACAGAAACTTGGTGCGCTATCCGATTTATCGTAACTGAAATGATAGAACAATAGGAGAATCCCAATGGCTCGTTACACATACAACGGCGAAGTAGAAATGGTGTTTCCAACACTCGGTCTTGTCGCTAAGCAAGGCGATTCATTTGATGGTCCTGATGGGCTAACGGCTCCGGGATTATCAATATCATCTGCTAAGACCGCACCTGCGGTTCCAACAGCACCAATCGCAAAAGAAGACAACAACAAGCAGTCAGCCTCGTCTGACACAACCGCAGGAGCGTGAATAAATGGCATCAGCACAACCTTCCGTACGCAGTTACCTCGGAGTCGCTAAAGAGGTAACGCCAGCAACACCAGTAGTCGCATCAGCATTCATTCCAGTCAATAAAGACTCATTGAAGCCTGTTGATATTATTGCACCACTATTCGACACAGGACTTCGTGGTTCTATGGCGGAAAACTACACCTACATTCAGGGTCGTCGTCACACAGAGATTGATGTCGCAGGTCCAGCATTTGCAGACACAGTTGGTTGGTGGCTTGGTTCAATTATGGGTTCAGTAGCGACTGTTGGCGCATCAGCACCATACACTCACACAATCTCATTGAAGAACGCGACATCAGGAGATGCTCAACCAACATCACTAACACTTGAAGATTATTATGTATCAGGCAATCGTTTCTATCCGGGCTGCAAGGTAACTGATTTCACTCTTACCTTTAACTCAGATGGAATGCTTGAATACACAACAAAGTTAATGGGTCACCCATCACAGACAACATCAGCAGCAACACCATCATTCAGCGCAGTCACACCGACTCCTGTATGGCGCGGTGCTGTATCTGTTGGCGGAACTACTATCGGATATACAACAGCAGCAAGCGTTACAATGACACGCAAGGCTGAGGCTATCTTCGGTATTGATACCACACAAGGACCTTACGAAGTCTTCGTTGGTGCGCTAGATGCAACAGGCAACATGACATTCGTTATGGAAAATGATGACCAACTCACTAACTTCCTAAGCAATACACAACCAGCATTGACTTGCACCTTTGCACAAGGTGCTGGCGCAACTGCTACATCTATTGCTTTCACAATCACTAAGGGTGCATACACAACTGCTGCTATTGACCGCGCAGGTGAGCATGTCAGCATTACAGTAGACATCGCAGCGATTGCTAATACCACAGATGCTGGCGCAACTCTAGGTTACGCCCCTATCAAGTGGACACTTCAGAATGCTGTTGTTTCTGGTACTTACCAGTAACTTCTAGCGTAAGTCGGCTAGAGGGAGTTGTATCAGAGCGAGTGTGCCGCCTTCCCACACTTGCTCCGACTCCCTCTAGTCCTATAATGTGAAGGCAACCTATCGGAAGGAAATAACATGACAGAGAAAAGAACAATCACACTCCCATCGGGAGCAACCGCAACATTCCGTGACCCAGCAACGCTACGCGTAAAAGACCGCAAGAAGGTTCTACGCGCTGCTAATGGCGAAGAAGGTTTGATGCAAGCACTATCTATCGTTGATGGTTTAATCGCTATTTTGATTGAGGAATGGTCATTTGACATGTTGCTTCCTTCAATCAAGGTTTCAGTTCTTGATGAACTGACTATGGCTGATTACGACGCATTAAGCGAAGAAGCAGGAAAAGCACAGGCTATCCTGTTTCCGGGATTGACTGAAAGCGACAAATCTGCGAATGACCCTGATAGCCCTTTCGAAAACTCCAACGCTTAAAGTGGACTCTTGAAGGCGGAGAGAGGCATGAAGCATTTACTTATCCTGATGATGAGTATTTCTATTACCTCGCTGCCGAAAAGTTCGGTTGGACTCCTAATGAAATAGATGAGCAACCTGCTTATCTAGTGGATTGGCTTGTTTCAATCGCCGTAATGGTTGATAAGGTGAAAGCGAATAAAGAGTGATACCTAACAATCTTCGTTTAGTTAAGAAAGTCTGGGATAAAGAAACTAAAAGCCTAGACATCAAAGCACGACTCATGCGTGATGAGATGATGGCTGCTTTGATACAATTATCTAAAGAGCAGATTGAAGGTAAGCGTCCTAAAGTAAATGGTCGTTACACCAAAGCAGTATCAGGGCTACCGCCTATGAACCGCACAGGTGATTTGCGCCGTTCTATTACGGGCGAAAAGTTCAATGTCGGTTTCGCCAACTACTCGGCTATTGTTGGTCCTACTATTGTGTATGGTCGCAGAGTTGAACTAGGTGGTGGAAACTGGAGTCCGGGAACTATGTTCCCTTACATGGCACCTGCTTATGCAAAGTTTAGAACAATGGTATTACCGCAGATAACCAACAAGTATTTTAGGAGATTCAAGTGAATGGTTTTTTACCACCAGTAATCTTTGAAATACAAGCGAACGCTGCTGGGGCTATTGCTCAATTCAAAAGAGTTAATACAGAACTTTCTGTCATGGAAGCGAAGGCTCTAAAAGCAGGTAAGGCATTAACAGGTTTCCAGAAAGCAGCAGTAATAGGCACTAGAGCATTGAAGGTAATGACTTTAGCGTTTGCTGCGTTTGCTGCTTATGGCATCAAAGAGATGGTCAAGTTAGAGAAGTCATATACTCGACTTGGTCAAGCGATGGCTAATGCTGGCGTAGCAACAGAAGCAAATCTTGAAGCAACTTCTAAGTTGATGGATAGTTACGGCAAGTTAGGTATTGGTGCTGATGCAGCAGCCGATGCTTATACAGTCCTTATCACAGCAACGCAAGATGTTGAAAAGAGCAATAAACTTTTAGCGTTATCTGCTGACCTCGCTCGCGCCCGTACTATGAGTATGGAAGATGCAGCAAGAGCATTAACACGCGCTGCGAATGGTAATGCTCGTATCTTCACTCAGTTCGGTATCACTCTTGATGCAGCAAAGCCTAAAGCAGAAGCAATCGAAGAAGCGATGGGGAAATTAGAGCAAAGGCTGAGTGGTCAGGCTCTTGCATATACTAAAACTTTTGCTGGTCAAGTTGCTATTCTTACAGAAAACATTGATGCTTTAGCGGAACAAATCGGCATGAGAGTATTGCCAGTATTAAACAAGTTCGTTGGTGGTTTAACCAAGAGTGGCGAATGGGTTAAGAAAAATCAAGAATTTGTAATCGCTCTTGGTATTGCTATAACAGTTGCGTTGATACCAGCCGTAGTGACTCTGACTAAGAAATTGGCTTTATTAGCACTCACTATTCTTAAATCACCTATTGGGCGATTAGCGGCAATCATCTTTGCAGTTGCTTATGCTTTTGTTAAAGCATATAACAGTTCAGAAGATTTCCGTAAAAAGATTGGCGATGTCGCCAAATTCGGTATGAGCGCAGTAGGTTATTTAGTAGGCGTAGTTGAAACACTCGCTCGTGGATTAAGCAACGCTGAAGGTGCTGGTCTTAAATTACGCAAAGCCTTTCAACAACTCAAAGGCGACGATGCAGGTGCAGCCAAAACTGCTCAACAAATAAAAGACTGGGAAGCCGAACACGCCAAGATTGGCAACTGGACTAAGGCTATTGAAAACGCGAAGAAAAAAGTTGATGAATTTTCTAAGAAAAAGATAAGCATTACATGGGATTTTAAGATTCCAAAGATTCCGGGATTTAATAACGGAACAGGCGGTGGTGATGTTGCTGGCGATGTCAAAGAAATCGCTGATGCGTTAATTAACGCCCGTCAGCGTGCTATTGATTTCAAGAACGCCATGATTGATACGGCTAAAGAAATCCACGCTAAATGGAAGTATCTAGTGAAGCGTGATATTAAAGACGCTATTCGTTTCGGATTACTTGACCCAGTAGACCAGTTAGTTGAGCAAGTAGGCACTTTGATGTCTGCTTACAATAGAGCATCATCACAGTTTGCTGGTGCTAACGCGACATTGATTGCTTCACAGCGAGCATACGAGAACGCAGTCAAGGGAACAGACAAGGCGTTAATCGCTTCTGCTGAAAGCGCATTGAAGCGTGCTGAAGATTCTGTTAATACAGTTATGGGTCTAATCGGCTCATCATTAGAAGATTTGCAGAAACTACAAGATGACATCATTAGCGCAATCATTGGACTATACCAAAAAATTGATGAACTCAAAAAAGAACGCGCTCGCGTAATTGAAGAAGCGAATTTACAAGAAGCCAAATTAACTAAAGACCATCTTAAAGATTTGGCTAAAATGCAGAAAGACCATGACCGAGCAGTTGCTCAGGCGCAAGGTGATGCAGCCAAACGAGCAGCAGACATTGTCAAGCAGTCCGTAGACCAAATACGCGGAGTGTATCGCTCAGCGACTCAAAAGAGTATTGGCGATATTTTCTCTACGCTTACCTTTGAGGGCAAGTATCTTAAAGGCGGAACAGTTGAGAAACTGCTTGGTGCGCTGGGATTACAAACAAGCAAGGCGAAGACTCTCGCTAATGATGCTGCGAAATTAAGCGGATTAGGATTTACACAGACTTTCATTGAGCAGGTTATTGCTCAGGGTCCAGATGTCGGGCATGAATTAGCGCAGACAATCCTTAACTCGACTCCTGAATCAATCCAACAACTTCAAGGTTACTGGCTTGCTTTAGAAGAACAGTCACAGCATGGCGTTGATGCTATTGCTAAACAAATGAACTCAGGCATTGTTTTGGCTACTGAAGAACTGACTGCTCAATTAGCACAGGTCGGCAAAGACCTCGCTGAAACGCTTGCTGAAATGACAAAAGAATTAGCGGAATCAACTGCTACTGCTGTGGCTGAATACAAAGAAGCCTTACAAGAAATCCGTGACGCTACTGCTAAAACAGTTGCTGCGATTGATGCTGACATCAACAAGTATCAAGGACAGATTACTATTCTTGAAGATGCGTTAGGAACTATCGCTACTACGCCACCACCATCAAGTAGTTCTATTATTCCTTTTTTGCCTAAAGATGAAACACCAGTTGTTCCTGTTCCAGTTCCAACTGAAGAACCGACTCCGACACCTACACCTACGCCAGTAGTGCCAAAACCAGCACCTAAACCAGTAACTACTACCGCAAAGTATGTAGTCAAACCCGGAGATACGCTGAGTGCGATTGCTAAAGCAAATGATATTTCATTGAAGAAACTTCTTGCTGACAATCCTAAGTTCACAGAGGTTGATAAATATAAGGGCGGAAACATGATTTGGGCTGGTACAACAGTCAATATCAAAGCAACTACTAACGCTACTTCACAATCTATCGCTAGTGATGTGGGTTGGGCTATTAGAACATCTAGTGATGTATCTTATGGAACTAAATCAAGCGCAGATGTTATTGCTGAAAGACGACAGAGAGATGGGTATCTATAATGCCAGTTACCTCACTCGCTAATTATCGTTTCGCGTTCAATGATTTTGAGTTCGGTGGCGGTGATTCTGTCTATCAAATTATGACTCTTGATGGATTAGAAGACCTGCCTATTATCCGCAATCAAGATGATAACCGAGGCTATCAAGATGGTATGTGGACTGGTCGTGACTTCCTTTCAGGGCGCACATTAGTATTCGTTATCACAGTTCGTGGCGATTCAAACAACTCAATGCAGTATTACTTGAATCAAATACAAACTGCGCTTATCCCACAACAACAAGGAACTGGATTACTTCAGTTTCAGTTGCCGGGAAATGACCTTCAACGACTTCAGGCTCGCGTAAGAAGGCGTAGCGTTACTATTGATACCAGTTACTCATCAGGTATGGCAACGCTGACCTATGAGTTCTTCTGTCCTGACCCTAATTACTACGACGATGCCCTACAAGACACAGACTTGGCTGCTACGGGTGCTATCGCAGGTCGTACTTACAATCGTGTCTATACGGCTCCAGCGACTCCTACGGCTAATCCGCTAGAAACGGGTATGAGTTATGGTGGCGGTTCTACGATTGATAACATCATTACTAATTCAGGTTGGGCTGTTACTTATCCTGTCATCACAATTACTGGACCTTGTATCAATCCACGCGTTACAAATGTAACTGCTGGACAATTCTTGCAAGTGGATTCAGCAATCGGTTCAGGTGACCAGTTAGTTCTTAACACAAACCTTAGAACTGTTACACTTAACGGAATCAATAGACGCGCATTGTTAAACAACTCGTCTACTTGGTTCGCTGCTCCGCCGGGAAATAACTACTATACTTTCACTGCTTCTGCTACAAGTGGTACTACTACTTGTGTGGTTGAGTGGCGCAACGCTTACATTTAGGAGATTAAATGGCACTACGCAATCCGCCGTCATGGTTACAGAATGGTTCACACCCTGCTGAAAATGACCGCCTCACTATTACAGAAGCAATCTTCGCTCAACCGGGAATCTTAAACTTCGGTGATTTGAAAGTAAGTCAGTCGGCTACACCTGCTATGACTGTATCAGTTGCAGTAGGTCGCGCTTGCGTGAACGGAACGCAGTCAAGCAATCAAGGTCATTACATGGTTTACAACGATGCTGCTGCGACTGTTGCGTTAGCAACTGCTAGCACAACTTTGCCACGCCTTGACCGCATCTGCGTAACAGTTCAAGATTCTTATTATGGCGGAACTGCCAACAATCAAGTTATCTTTCAAGCGGTAACTGGAACTCCTAATGCTTCTCCAGTATTGCCAGCCGAACCTAACAACTCATTTACTTTAGCAACTGTTTCTGTTCCAGCAAATACAACAGCAATCGTAGATGGTTTAATCACAGATACTCGCACACCTGCTGGCGAACCTGACCTGCTTGCTTTCGCCACAAATGTTGCTTCTGATACATTGACATTACAAAGCATTACATCTCAAACAGGTAAAGCACTTAAAGTCACAACACAAGATAGAACTACAAATCTATTTTCAATTAACGCTAACGGCTCACTTACATTCGCTGATGGTTCAACTCAAATATCAGCAGCAGTTTTTGACCCGAATCTTGTTATCAATAATCAAACAGGAACGACATACACGCTTCTTGCTGGTGATGCACAAAAAGTTGTAACACTTAATAACTCTTCCGACATTACAGTTACGCTGGCTTCTAATGCTACTCAGGCTTTGCCAGTAGGAACTCAGATTTCACTTCTTCAATTAGGAACAGGGCAGGTAACTGTTGTCGGCGCATCAAGCCCGAACCCAGTTACCATCTATGCTAATCCAGGAAGAAAAACACGCGCACAGTATTCATTGATTACATTGATTCAACTTTCAACTAATACTTGGCTATTAACAGGTGATGCAACAGCATGAGTCGCCTCGCCCTTACTCCTACTAACATACCTGCGTTAAGCGCAGCACCTTCATATCCTACGCTTCGCGCAGGTGACTTGTATTTTGATACAACTCAACAAGGTGTATATGTTTATAGTGGTTCGGCTTGGATTGCTACAAGTTCTTCTTCACTACCTACCGAGTTAGATGCTGGCGTATTTGATAGTATCGCCCCATACAACGGCGGAAGTCCAACTACTACTTCAACTCAATCGTTTAATGGGGGTACTCCATAATGGCAGTCGTAACGCAAATACAAATCCGCAGAGGTACTGCTTCTCAATGGACTTCAACTAATCCAACACTCGCTGCTGGTGAGTTAGGTTTAGAAACAGATACATTGTTAATGAAGGCTGGCAACGGCTCAACTGCTTGGACTTCACTTGCGTATATCAATCAATATGCTTTGCCTGTTCTTTTGCAGAACGCGCAAACAGGAACTACCTACACTCTTGTATTAGCAGATGCTTCAAATAAGATAGTTGAACTTTCAAATACTTCTGCAATCACAGTAACAGTTCCACTCAATTCATCTGTTGCATATCCAGTTGGTTCACAGATTATGCTTCTTCAAACTAATACAGGTCAAGTAACAGTCGCTGGTGCTGGCGGAGTAACAGTCAATAGCAATCCCGGACTTAAACTTAGAGCGCAATGGTCTTCTGCTACACTTATTAAGCGTGCGGAGAACACTTGGGTTCTTGTCGGCGATACGACTGCGTAAGGAGTAATCATGCCAATTATTCCAATATCAGGTTCAGCAGCACCGCGTGGAGCATTAGTTCCTATCACTAGATACAAAGTAGCAACAACAGGTATAGGTGATGTTACTCTTTCAAACATTCCACAGATTTATCAAGACTTGTATTTAGTTATCAACGCTACTGCTAATGCTGGCTATCCTTATATCTTTTTTAACACTTACTCATCACCAGCACCAAGTTGGACTCGCACTTATGCTACTGGCTCTAGCGTAACTTCCGATAGGGCAACACAAAGCACAAGCGGAAATGTGACAAATTATAGTTACCAGATATTGTCACCAATAGCACCAACCATAGGCGAAGTTCATGTGTTCAATTATGCAAGCACAACGGCATTCAAAATGCCATTCATGCGTGGCACTAGCAATCAAAATGGTTCTGGAACAACTTCATTAACATTTTCGTCTACTGGCAATACATCACCAATTACATCTATCGTTATTGCAACCTTTTTTTCAGGTGGAAGTTACAGCATAGGTAGTACATTCACATTATATGGCGTTAGGAGTGTTAATCAATGAGCATGTTTCCTATTGCTACTTATACTGTAAGTGGAACTTCAACTACAACTTTCACCTTTTCTAATATTCCGCAAACATTTACGCACTTAGAATTAAGAGTAAATGGAAAATCTGCAAGAACAGATTTAACGAATGATTCTTTGTATTTCAGATTAAACGGAGATAGCGGAAACAACTATACTTTACATGGATTTGAAGGTAGCGGTTCAGCAATATCCGTGGCTAGCGTAATAAATGTAGGTGTTTTTATTGGATATGCTAGTGGCAACGCAGTCACTCAAACTAATATGTTCTCTCCTAATTTATTAACTTTTGTTGATTATACAAATACCAATAAAAACAAAGTTGTTAGAACTATTTGTGGACAAGATTTCAATGGTAGTGGTAACGCTACTGAATTTACTGGCATGTGGATAAATACCGCAGCGATTACTTCAATAAGTGTTATTGCTAATATCGGAAGTTTTATTAGTGGAATGCGTGCTGACTTGTATGGCATTTCTAACTCAAACGCGACAGGAGTATAATAGATGTCTGTATTTATGCAACCAATTTATACGCAATCTGTTGGTGTTGGCGGAGCAGCATATATCGCTTTCAATAACATACCGCAAGGTTTTACAGATTTGAAACTTGTTATGTCTTTGCGTTCAACCGCAACTGGCAGTTTAACAGGGGGATTTGCAGATGGTAGTTATGTAGCAGTGAATAACGACCTTACTAATGTATCTTGGACTTTTATGTATGCATCAACGACATCAATGTCGTCTTCGCGTGGAACCAACAGTATTCCGTATCTAGGTCCAATCAATGGTGCTGGAACAACTGCATCAACATTTAGTAATTGCGAAGTTTATTTTGCTGATTACACTAATGCCTTTAGCAAACAGATGAAAGTAGATGTCGCTGCTGAAAACAATAGCC